CCGCAAAGCGCGGAAGGGTAATCGTCAAAAACGACATACCTTCCTGTTCGACCCGTGCCTCAATCGTCATCGAGTCACGTAAATCAGAGACATCAGCGGTGCACTGCGCGGTAGCATCTATATAGATGCTCCGCGCCACTTCTAGAAAACTACTTACGTCGCTTTTCATGTCTGCTCCTCTCGGGGCTAAACATCGAAGCTACGCGTTCTCTCTGGAAGCAATCCAGCCCACCATCTATCGGCTAAGATCAGGTCGGGGCTTTAGAAGCCTTCGACTTGGTCGGCTTTTTCTTGGAAGAATCCTTCTTCCCGTCTTTCATCCCTTCAATGGCTTGAATAAGGCCAAAGACGAGTTGAGAGATAGAGAGGATGGACGCAGTAAGTTGAAGGAGCTGTCGCGACTTGTCGCTAGGCTCCTGCTCCACAAGAATATCTTGTGTAGCCTGCAACTGAGTTAGAGCTCTTTCGAGTTCTTTCATAGTGTCCTCCAATCGAGATTAAGTCTCGCGGCCGTGGATCTTGCCAAAAACAGTTGTATCTAACCAGGTTTTAAATCCGGTTAGCATGTCCGTACCGTCGGTGAGCGTAAAGCCCACTTCAGGGCGGTCATAAACGTACGAGTGAGATTCAAAGTCATACGCCGACTTGGTTGAATCCAAGGGGTTAGTAATGACTTTTTTCTGCTCGAACCGCATTAAGGAGCGAAGGTGATTACCTGTCGCTTTCTGATGCGAGATGGTCAGTTTCCAAAGGTCATCAGACGTCGCATAGACAGAAGAATTTCCTGTCGTCGATATCCGAGCCATGGATTTACCTGACCCAGCAACTGTAATGGTTATAGGGTCTGAAAACACGTAGTTAAGCCTCCTAAAAAGTGTATCGAATTACTTCCCTGCTCCCTCGATGGGGGAATAACGCAGTGTAAGTGATCATGCAACAATTAGGCAGTTCGGGAAATCCCTAATGCGCTCATTATTGCTATTTGTTTGGCAGACAAACTGCCAGACAGGTGAAAACTGAAGGGATTATCTGCGTCAGCTCTCTGCTTGAGATTGATTACTCTTTCCCAAGACATAGTCTTGAGGCCAGACCGCCAATTAACATCGACGGTTAACCTTTTGACTCGAGACTCACGACGCATCACGTAGAACTGTTTGGCGGCGACCCCATCCTGCGCTATGGCAGTCATGTTGTCGATTACGTCGCCAGCATTGGAGAAGTAATCTGCCAACCAGGACCAAGGAGTTAGTTCCCAGACTAAAGACGGACTTACTCGAAGCCCGTAGATCGTCATCAGACGTCTTATAGCCATGGTATTACTGTCATGGCCTTCGAGCGTTGAATCGAACTCTGGGCGATAATACTTGAACCACCCAACCCCCCAAGATTCAGTCTTAGTGACTGTTTCTTGACGGGCATAAGCGGTGCAAGTACTGCCGTTCCGAACCATCGTATTGCAACAACCGGCGAGTTGAAAACCCCCAAGGGATGGTGTAACACCACCATTGAAGATTTGCCGGTCGAATACAACCGTTTCAGTCGATTCTAGGCGCCTTTCCTTCCGCATCCATCGATCATTGCCTGCCTTTAAATCGTGCAGGTACTGGTCCATAAAAATGGTAGTGTCAAGGATCTGGTTAATACCGGATACAAAAGGGATCCAACCAAAGGACTGGTTTAGGAATTCGTCCGCAGCCTTTTTAGGCATACGTTCGATCCTGCTCCTGGATGAAGAGCCAACGATATTGCGGTATATTTCAGCCGCATTTTTCGCCGTGCTCTTCATCATCGGGATAATATCCCGGCCTTCGCCGATCATTTCCGCGAACGGAGCTTTTGGAAGATCAGGTCGCATACGTTTATACGCCTGCGCGCCTAGAGATGTCAGGTCAGGAACTAGGGATCCACCGGGACTCCAAAGAGAGTTGTTAAAATAACTTCCCTCTGAGATAGTATCGGTGAAAGAAGGCTCAGAAAAAGATCCTTCATATACCCATTTATCAACGCCGGGATTTGGATCCGGCCATGAGTATATTCCCGAACCCTGAACCGTTGATTGCGGCCAGGATAGGTCAACGATCGTCATCGGACCTCCATCGTCATAGGGAGGAGAACCGTGGGTTTGATCCCACATCCTCTCCCAACGAGAAGGACGATTCGAACCGTTGGACGCAAATTGAGGTATTACCTCAACTGGCGAGGTGTTGTATTTACCAGTGGAATTATTCCACTTGTAACGACGCAACTCACCAATCTTATAAGAAATCGGACGGGCCGGAGGCTGTTTACGCTCCCGGTACCGGGATTTCGAATTACCTGACATCATTAACTCCTTAAAGTGAAGTTTAAAGAAACTGCATTGCTACAGTCTCAGAGGGCCCCTAGG